CTAACAAAATGCTTTGCATTACTTTGTAGATGCAATTTATATTCAATATTTATTGGATCAAAAATAAAATATTTCTTTTTCCATATTGGAACACCAGCATAATTGGATCCCAAATACTGGAAGGTTTTGTCCTTTCCAGCATTGGGATTCCAACTATTCACAGGTAACGAAACAAACGGAAAGTCAGGAATACTTATCGGAGTCCAACTGTTTAAATCAATATTTTTAAACATATCATTTAACCATTTAGACAATGAACTGTCTGAAGATATATCAAATTTAAAATAATAATTATACGGATTCAATGATGGATGATCATAATCGTATTGATCATCGTCATACCCATTATCTTCATAATCTTCGTGCATTGTATTTAATTTAATTAATGTAAAAAGTGGTGATGGAATCGAACCATCCTTTAACTAGTATCCGCCCAGCGGCCCACTTTACTCCACGATCAATACTGATCGTTGTAATCATCCTCATCTTCATCTTCGTCTAGATCATAAGATGCTGACACATCATCTTCATCCTCATAATCTTCTTCATTCCAAGCCCAATCATAATCATGATCATAATCATCCTCATCATCATTATAATTATCCTCTGAGAAGTTAGACGAATAAAGAGGCTTGAGAAGTTCGCCTTGATACTCTCCAACAACTTCATATTGGCAAGTGCGAAGTTTCTCACAATTACAATCACTGGGAACACTAACAACATCACGCGGATTAATTTTTACGATAACAATACGATCACCAGCATCAACACTACCATAACTAGCAACGTAATTCAATGCTCCAGCATGAAGTCCCTGAGAACAACCGCGACCACGATTATCATCAACCTTAGATCGTGTCATCTTACAAATATCTCCAACCTTATTACGGAACTTTCCAGCATACTTATCCATATAATCATTACGAACAGCCTTGTATGCCAGAAAACAACCATCTTCAGTAATTGGAAGATGCTCATGCTCAAGAAAATCATAAAGTTCTTGCTGACTCTGCATACTAGGATTATCCATAAGATTATTCAAGAAATTAACAAGAGGTTGAAAAGGCAGACCCTTACTCATAAATTCTAGAATTCTCTTGCTGATACTACCATGTACTTCATCTCCGTCATAAAGAACCTTACCTTCCTTAATCTCTACAAGACCATCACTGAATACTGAAACTGCCTTTTGAATATCGACAATTTCCAGCAGTTCATCAGCGGTTGCTGTAGGAAGAACTTCCAAAATCATCTTATAATTAATATGATCTGGCAAAACCTGATAACTCTTATTATTCAGAACCAGCGTCAAATTACCATCAACAAACATAAACGGAACAGCCATTATAAACTCCTTGTTATTATTACCTGTGATTATTTAACCAAACTACCAATTTGCTTTCTAAATATTTCTACATCATTTAGACTTGTCAACCATGTTTTAGTATTTCCACTATAGTAATGCCTGTCGTCATGTTGTTTAATCGGTTCATTTGAACCAGACAATTCTCTAATGTTGCCAGACACGGCACGACTACCAACAATATACTTCAAAACTGGGTTGTTGTCAAGTTCGCCTCTAATATCCTTTCTAATATCATTCATTGTGGGAAGATTATGAATACTGGAAGCCTTTGGCTTAATGATATTCAAACATTCTTTGCACATATCATTGTCTTTTAGGAATAGAACATTCTCTATAGTATAGACCAAAGAGTTATATCCAATATTACTATTGCGAATCTTTTGACTATCAATACCATTGATACCAAAATCATTTAGCAGTTTGGTGATGTGACCAAAATACTCTGTCTGCTTAAAACGCTTAATATCAAAGGAGGTACGATGAACAGTCTCTACAAAAAACTCAACAATTAAACAGTAGTTAATTGCATCTATTAGTTTCTTATTGTTAATATGTTTCTCATAGTCTAAACCAAAGATATTTAGCATATGAAAAGTAAACTGCTTTTCAAGCGTACCATATCCATAATATGTATCTTGATTTTTATCAGAAGCATTTTGCTGCTGCTTACAAAATTCTACAAGACCATTATATTCAGAAACCTTACCTAGACTATCCTTAGCAATTCTTTTTAGTTGAGCCTTAAAGAAAGTATTGAAATCAATAAGATTATACCCCTGCTTTTTGAGTTTATCAACAAAAGCACTCTTAATAGCATAAATCTTATTGGATCCAAACAAATCTTTGACTACACTTGATAGTGTTGTGTCATTAATCATCTTATGCAGGCCAGAAATCGGTGGAGCATCAACACTAGAATAACGCACGATAGGAACATAAACAATTTCATCACTATTTTCAAATTCTTCTAGTTCATTCTCTGTGAGAACTTTCAAATACATAGCATCATTGTAGGGATTGCTAATAACCCCACTATCCTTTGATGCACCATAAACAAAGAATACATCTTGATCACTAACAGCACCATTAGATGATCTGTTGGTTTGCTTACGAGGATTATTATTCTTAATTAAGTCCTTATAGTCAGAAACTTTCTTGATATTATGAGAACCAACATCAGCAATTAGGTCATCAAAACCTTCGTGAGCCTTTGTATGATCCTTAGTATCAATCATCAAGTAGGCAAAGCAATTATTATCATTACAATATCTGGTAACAATTTTCTTAGCAGTTTCTTCTGTTTTTACATCGCAAACAAAGAAAGACAATTCGCCCGTCTTTTTCTGGTGATTCCAATAATATTCGCCCTTACCAGTAAGAGTATTATGATGAATACTATTTGTCTGATAAACCATGCGACGAGAACGATAACCCGCAGTACGATAATTAAAAACATACATACTCTTTCCAGCAGGAATCTTATACTCTAGATCCTGTCCAGAATTAATGTTATGCTTCTTACCCTGACTATCAATCCATTCAGCACCAACACCCCATCCACCAGCAAGATCATTAAGGGTGTAATATAGAGTAATTGCTTCTATCTTGGTTTTAGCAGCAGAAATTTTCTTGCTAAATTCTTCCTTCATCTCAAGATAAATCTCTTGAGTCTTTTCACGAAGGGTTCTAATTACATCTTTAGTATACTGCAAACCTTCTCTGGAAACATCCATTTCCAATTCGCCAATACCAAAATCAAGTTCAAGATAAAGATTCTGATTAAGAATTTCATTAACGAAACTTTTCCAGTTATCAATATCGGCCTTTTGAAAAGCACGATTCCAACGCTGAATAGCATCATTAGTAGTTTGCTTGTCCTCTCCAATTATCTGACTAGTCTTAACTGGATAGGCAATATTACCCATAAGTGCTATCACGCCGCTGTCAACATGATGATGAACATTTGGGAAATGGTTTGTGTCATTACTAAAACGACAAACTCTCCAACCATCTCCGCTCAGGATGATATTTTTATTACTATACTGATGATCTTTAAGATGGTTAATAACCCCACCCTCAATAATGGGCTTCATCTTAAAATAATGATAAATACGCATAGCCTTGCTGCTAAATTCATGAAAATCGTGTTGCTTTACAGCAAAACTAATTTCAAGACCATTAGGCTCATCAGTGTCGCTAACACTAAAAAGGTTCAGAGTAGGAACACCACTATCATCAATAGCAGCAACATAAGTATACTTCTGACCATTATAATAAGAACTTGTGCTAAAACTCTTGGTATAAGCAAATGGACTCTTGCTTCCTAGTCCAAGACAACCAACAAAATCATTGCTGGTATTCTTATTACTAGCACCATAAGTTGTATACAGACTCTCCATGTCTGTCTGACTAAGACCAGTACCATAATCACGCACAATAAAACTTGGATTGGCCGCATTTGGCAGCACAACTTTAAAAGGATTACTATTACCAGCAGCAATATGACTGTCATAAGCATTGGTTGACAGTTCACGAATAACTGCCATTACTTTGTCAGAATAAAGAGAGTCTGACAAAATCTTAAACATTTTACTGGTTTGAGCAATAGTAAATCCTGCCTCGCTCCTAACACCAGCACTATGAGCCTCAACCGTCCTATCCGCCAACTTCATTGTTCTTCTCCAATATGTTTAGTTACCAACCTGTGATTAGCGTATCATACCATAGAGTTATCGGTTGTCAAGCCTCGCTTCTTTAGATTTTATTGCAAGGTACGCACAATATATGGGAAATAATCCTAACCAACGAATTGGCGTAACCAATGTTATTATCCACCATAATCCGTATATTGCACAAATAATAGATAAGAATTGAATAATAATTTTTGGAAATATATTTAGTTTATTTAGTAGTAGTAATAATGGGCCAAATAGTAACATACCCAAAAATATTATTGTTACTAATAATGCTAAACTAGCCATTGGTCAACTTTCATCCTCATGGCTACTCCAATCCTCATCATTCAAATATCCATAATCATCGTCATCATCATTATTTTGATCGTATGAAAAATTTCTTTCATCATAAGGAGTCCAATCTTCTTCATCATCTATATCAGTATCATTTTCATCATTTTCTTCGATAAAAACTGTAATACTATTTAGTATATCTAGTATTTTTTCTAATGTTTCATCAATTCTGGATATTTTATTTTCGATTG